AGAACGGCGTGACAGAACTCCCACTCGAAGCACGCGCTATACACTGTATAACCGACTTCCCCGCTCCTGCCACTGTGCAAGACACAGTTGACCAACACGCTGCTGAGTTCTTAACCGCTTCGTTGTTACGTACACAGGCAGAGAAACGCTACGAAGCCATCAAGCGTCTCGTCATTGATGAACATCCCACACACGTTGCGATGGTGCGCAACTCCGCAGTGGAGATGATGCAGAAGTCAACCACCAACCTCGTCGGTGTTGATTGGCAGCTTGACTTCGCAGCTAACAAGCCCGCCGTGCGTACTGACATCGATGAGTTGCGCACTGAGTTGGTCAGACAAGGTGTGAAGGTGGACATCATTGACGCAGCTATCAACAAGGTCAGTAAGAAGTCAATGCCCGCACTCGTGATCAGTGCCAAACCAGTGGTGTAACATATGACAGTCGACGACGATAACAAAGTCGTCAAGCTGCGCCAGCCTGCTGTAACAAGCAGTGCTGGCGTTTCTGTTGATGACGCTATCAATCCTCGATCTCTGCTCACGATGACAGACATCGAGCAAGACATGTTCCTACAACATCTACGCGAACGTCGCCTACGTGTTGTAGAGCTAATGCGCCAAGCTGCACGTGCTAAACAACAAATCACCTCCGCGGCTGCGCTGATGAAGTTCGAAAAGAAACAAGATCAAGTGGAGAAACAACTTGAACGTACACACAAGGCGCTAGAGAAGCTTGAAGAACTCGTATACGATATGCGTGCGCTCGCTCTACAATACACAGACATCGACATCGCTAATGTGAAAGAGGAGAAGACCAATGGTTAACTACGTACAACGCGCTCGCGACGTTCGTGCATTGATCAAAGAACACGGCACTGAACGTGGTATGATTAAAGCTGTCGAACGTCTTGCTGAAGACAATGAGATGCTACGTCAGGAGATGCAGCAGATCGTGCGCACAGTCGACAAGATGGCAGACATCGTAGCCAACATCGCCACTGTCGGTGCGAGGTTGAAGCAAGATTGGGAAGCCGTGCGTAAGGCGATGCATCCTGACAACGAAGCAGGTGAGGACATTCACTGATGTCAAACATCCCCCTCGCACGTGATATGATCGAAGCTGTTATACAGTGTATAGATGATCCATCTCTTAAACGTCAGTTGCGTAAAGCTGTGTCACTTATGACACGTGAGAAGTACATTCGCCACGCACGCCCTGTGTCACAGGTCATCACGGATGAGATGAAGGCTAAAGTACACAAGCTACATGAGAACCTCAATCTGACAGAGACAGACATAGCTCGTCGCACTGGCTTACGCAACGCTGGTCGTGTGTCTGAAATCCTCAACGGTAAGAGGTGATGTTGTGATCATACGTCCTACCACAGACACCACGATCCCGTGGGTAGACTACTCCACCCTAACAGCCGTGAACACATGCCCACGTTGGGGGATCATCAACTCTTGGCATGGTAAGCGTTTGTCAGCAGGCGTTGAACGTGTACTAGCTCTCGAAGCTGGTCGAGCTATGCATGACGTATTTGCAGCATGCCGCTTCTTCGATCTTATACACAGTATAACCAACAACAAAGACGACGACGGAGGCAGGCTAGATGCTATCTACAAATATGCTGACCGTGTATTCGCCAATGCACTACATCCTGATCGCTGGTCGCAGGCGCTCGCTTACTATCGTAATAGCGAAGACGCCGAAACTCGCTGCATGCAGATGGCTCTTAATCTCCTCGAAACATCAGGTTATCACGACGACCCCCGTGATGCACGTAGAACGCAGGCTAACCTTGAGAGTGCAGCTATCAACTATGTCCAACGCTATCCACTTGGTCGCTTCATTCCAATCTGCAACGATGACGCATCCCGCATAGGCATAGAGATGCCATTCGACATCACACTACACAACAACAACCACGCACCACTCATTCGCTTCATCGGCCGTGTTGATGCTGTGTGTGTAGACACACTACGTCCTAGCGACAAAACACCTGAAGTACATGAGAACAAAACAGGCTCGCGCATTGACACCGTGTGGAGTAACAGCTTCGACACATCCAACCAAGTCACCGGCTACTGTGTCGCTATGTCATGCTTACTCGACATGCCTATACGCAACGTCGTCATGTGGGGTCTACAACTCCCTGTGCCTAAGTCCTCGACGTATAGCGACGGCATGATGCGCTACCCTACCTCGCGTAACGACGAAAGCTTCCACGAGTGGCAGTCATGGGTCCGCCATTCGCTCGATGTTATCCATGCATACGAAGACGCACCTACAGACGCACCTATGTACACACATAGCTGCAATCGCTACTTCCGCTCATGCTCGTTCATCCCTCTGTGTAGCGAAACATCCGAACAACGTCGTCACATATATGACAACGAAATGACAACCGAACGTTGGTCGCCTCTAATGGAGACACTTGATCCATGAGTAAATATCAAACCGAAGTTGCTAAGCTCAATCGCACCACAGATCATGAGATCGACGCCGCCGACGTCAGCGAACTCGGGCGACTTCGCACCGACAACCTTAGACTTGTCGAGATCATTGCGCGATACGAAACGCACTACCAAGCCGCAATGGCGATGTCGGAGAAACATCGCAAGCTCTGGGTTGAAGCCTGTCAAGAACGCGAGCGCATCCGTGCAGCACTACAATCCCTCATAAAGACCGGGCCGAGGCCGTGGATGGACGGCGGTGTAACTTGGCCGGAATGGGATGCCGCAATGCAGGCCGCAGAGGACGCCATCAAGGCGACTGACGAATGACTGACATCGTAGAGCGGCTGCGCGGGTATGAAAATCCCGAACTGCGCGAGGCCGCCGACGAGATCGAGCGGCTGGAGAAAGTAATCGCTCTTATGATCCCTGAACGCAATCGAGATATTAACGAGATAGAGCGACTGCGCAACACGATCAAGAACTGCCCGCCAGTCTCCGAAAGCGAATACGTGCGCCGACTGGAGGACGAGATCGAGCGGCTGCGGGAGGAGGTTCGCGTCGGTGCTGAGTTGATAGCAGAGGCGAATGGTGAGATCGAGCGGATCAACGCTGCTCGACATGCCGATAGTCAGCGCATGGTGCGGATGTCGGACGAGTACGAGGCGGCGCAGAACGAGATCGAGCGGCTGCGTGAGGCGTTGAAGATCATCGCCGGTCGGCAGCAGTGCCTCGATAACTTGATGAGCAATGTAGATGTGGCCTGTGCAGCGTTGGATGGAGGTAAACCATAACTGACGATGAGTTGCAGGTGATTACACATGTGCTATACTATGTATAACATCAGGAAGGGGAGATGATGGAATTAAAGATAGAACATCCAACAGACGCACCATCGCGCTTATCTATGATCCTGTGGGGTGATAGTGGTAGCGGCAAAACTACACTCGCTGCAACCGCTCCCGGTCGCAAGCTATTCCTCATGCTTGACCCTGATGGTGACATGAGTATTCGCAACATGCCCAATTGGCACCGTGTTAATCTGAGTAAAGAAAGTAGTGTGGACATCGTTAAGGAGGGAATGAAGCCTGACCCTTATACACTGTATAGCATGCTCGCTGACTTCGACACCTTGATCATCGATAGCCTGACCAAGTTCAGTGAACATGCTCTTCAATACGCAGTACGCGTTGCTCCCAAAAGTAGCATCGAGCAACCCGGCCTCAATGGGTATGGTCTTCGTAACATAGCAGTGTCGTCTCTCATCTCCAACACCTTGCGTGTCACAGGTGCCTTGAACAAACACGTGATCTTCATTACGCATGAGAAGGATGCTGATCGAAACAACGATGGTGCCATCCTCAGCGTCGGGATGTTGCTTGGCGGGCAGCTTCCTAACATCGCTAGCAAGGACATCTCTGAAGTATGGAACATTCGTGATGTCAATGGGGTCAGACATATCGCTATCCGTCCTGAACGTTTCCGTGCGCCGATGAAATCACGCATGTTCGACATGACTGCCGCAACATCATTCCCTCTACGCTACAACGCAAACACCAATGGCGGATTCCTTGCACCTGCCGGCACGCCCAAGTCGATCGTCGCCAAGCTCAACACCGAGATCAACGCGGCGCTGAAGCTGCCTGATGTGCGTTCGAAGCTGGAGGCTGCCGGCATCGTGATTCAGGGCGGGACGGCTGAAGAGTACGCGGCGCTGATCAAGTCAGACCT